GTCACAAACTGGTCAGCTATCGGATACTCGTTGGTACCACTGTCGTAGTTTACAACCTCGTCACTACCCTTGGCCGAGAGCTTTTGCCTGAAGCTATTCTCACCAAGGCGCCCAATAGCCTTGACGGCGTCTTGAACGTCATTGATGAGAGGCTTCCAGCCGAAGCTGTACTCGAGCCAAGTATCTGCAGCGATCTTATTGAGGATTTTCACGCGCTTCCTTTCGGCAGCACGCTGGGAGCGTTGGGACGTAATACTAATCCCAACACCCCGGATCGAACCTACCCCGCGTCGTCTCTTGACGAGCGCGTCTAGGTATTTCGGAATACCCTCTCTAAGTGACTTCGCTGGCTGACGCAACATCCGCATGGTCTCCCTCATCTCGCCGCTGAAGATTCCGCCTTGCATTGCTTGGCGGGTCTCTTGCAGACGTCGGAGAAAGAATTTGGATGCCTGTTCCAGCGCTAAAGCGTTGTAAGCATTAGGATTTCCGAATCCCAAATTGTACCAATAAGGGAACCCGGAAAGCTCCTCAACGGAGAGCACGTTAGGCGAAGACCACCACACCGCTCGGTGTGAAAAGTCCTGCTTGACCGTGCATTGGCGCACATTACCATTAAAGATGGTAGTGGCGTTGCCGCCCTGCTGAATGATTTTCTTCCAGCCTGGTAGCGTAGTGCCGGTTCTGCTTCTTCCATTATAGAAGTTGTAGTTTCCGGCAGTACTCTGGACGAGGACCCCATTATCATGTTGGGTTCCGCGAAACCAGTAGTTTTGCTCCGCTTGCCAGGATTCATTCAGTGGTTTTGCCCCTTTAGGGGGCGAACCCTTTCGTACTTTAGCTTCGGTCGGCCCTTTTGGAACCTTCCTTGGCTTTGGGTACTTAAGACGCTTGGGATTTTGTATACCGCCGCCATAAAAGCCCGTCGGAAGTTCACGGAAGCTCTTCGGCAGCTCGGTACGCTGACGCTTCACAGCGGCAGCATACCACGCACGACGTCGAGCGATTCGAGGGGTGACTTTAAGTTTCACACCCCGAACCCGTTTACCTACGATAGACTCCTTGGGATTGCGGTTTACATCAAGCATAACAGGGCTTCCTTTTGCTAAACAACCGAAGTTGCTGGAGAACTTCTACTCCTTACGGAGTGGAGGCGAATCGCTGCGTCGAAACTGACAGCGACCCGGGACCTACCTCGAAGTATACCCCAGACGTGATTAACTATTCGACGTTTGGCAGGCGCAACTGAATCGCGTCGGCCTCCTCAAGTGTTTTTTGCACTTGAAAAGCAACAATCTTCCTGAAATTGTGTTGGAT